GTTGCGCGGTAAGAGGTATGCTCGGCCATGTTGGCCGCCGTAATTAGGGACAGGGTAATTGTGCAGTCCCAGGCGCTCTCGCGTAGGTAAATCTCGGCATTCGCCGTGCCGTCTGGAATCGCCGCGCCAGTAGCAGGGTCGATGACAACGTATCGCTGCCCGCCACTGCCTAGCGTGAAGCACACTTCAACCCGCGGCCTTGGCTTCTGCTGCAAGAGCGCATCCTGGCTGGAGTAGGAGGTAATGCCGGCCGCAGTTAGGGCGGCCACAATTCCTCCCTCAACCGCCGCCTCGAAATCGTAAACTTGGGCAACGCTCATGCAATCTCCTGTGCCAGCAGCTTTTCGTATTCTGCCGGAGTGAGTTTCTGCTTTAGCTTGATGAGTTGGCCAAGCCGCTTTGGGATTGCGTTTAATCGCGCCTCAAGAGCGGTGTGGACCAGGTTCCGCATGTATGGGCTCCCGACTCCCTTTGCCGTGTTCCAAATCTTAACGGACGGAATCTGAGAATCTTGCATCATGGAAACATCTGCCCCGCCGCGCACGCCTCCGTTGACATGTTGCATTACCCAATCTGGAACGCGCCCGCCGCTCAACATTCCTGTCCCTGAACCTGTTTTCTGCCAGCCTACAACCCAGCCGGCTTTCAATCTTCCAACGTGGCTTTTGAACTTCCTGATTAGGGCATTGACGGTGGCCCGCTTGGTGAGGTAACGCTGAATCAGTCGCACCGCCTGCTTGCCGCGATTGCCCACATTGATTCGCCCGCTCTTGGTTACTTTCGTTTGGTAGTAAACCGCCTTCAGCCCGTCCACATTGACGTCCCGCAAATCGTAGTGTTGAGAAATTCCAAGCAGCATGTGCGAGTTCCACAGCAGCCAGCGCACGTCGCCACTCCCGCGCTTGTTCGCGCCTCCAGAGGACCGCATGTCACGAGTGTATTTCTGCAACATGCCCGACTCGTCACCCTTGCCCAGCAGCTCAAACTTCTTCTTTACGTCGCCTTCTATTTTCTTTTCCGAGTTCTGCCTTTTTGCCGGTGGTGTGAAATTGATTAGCGTTTGTGCCAGTCGGTTTGCTTCAACCTTAATGACCTTGCTTGACGCCACTCCAAGGAACTGAGCTTTCCAGGCAACGCTTTGCGAGAATGCTGCCAAGTCCCGGTCGAGTTGTGCCTGGTCAATCTGAATCATACCTTCACAACGTCGAAGTCAACGAACGGGCCAATGGCGTCGTCCTCGCGCTTGGTGATCGTGTAGGCGATGCCGTCAATCGTTACGGCTATCTGGCCGGCAGTTGTTGCATCTAGCAGGCCAAGGCCGGCAAGGTCCGCTCGCACCACGCTTAGGCTCCGCATTTCTCGCAGGTCAGACCCCAATGGCATGGACGGGTCTATGGCCGCCTCCTTGGCAGCAAGCGCCCTAAACGACTTACCGCTTGCCGTAATGCGGACTTGAACGGAATGGACATCTTGCGTTGCCCTGGCTCCAAGCACTAAGAGTGAATCGCCTAGCGTCATTGTGAAAAACCGGACGGCGGCCAACAACAACCGCCGCCCGGCGTGCGTGCGGTAGAGTTACGGAGCCGATACCTTCACCGCATACTTGACGCTGATATTAGTGCAGGCAGCGCCAGTCGTGTTGGTGATGTAGAGCAGCTTCATGTAGCCAGCCCCGAAGGTGTCGAGGTTGGTGACAACCGTTGTGGCAGTCTGCGCCGGCGTGAATGACACGAAGTGATACGCGCTGGCGCCAACCGTACTCGAGCCGTATGTGCTGCCGTCAAGGCTCGGCACAAAGCAAAGGCCGATGGCGGCCCCGCTCGTATCGCTCTGCGCCGTGATCTGGACAGCCACCTTGGCCTGCTTGCGGCAGTCAATGACGGCGTTGCCAGCCACAGCCGTTGCGGCTGGAATGCCCGCGCCGTTGGTAGTCCAGAGCGTTTGAGCCCCGTAACTCGGGGACTGCGCGTTGGCGATGTTCATGCCGGCCACAAGGAAAACGGCCAGCCCGATAATTGTGAAAGTTCGCTTCATATTCGTTTCAGTTGAAGTAGTTTCGGTTTGGATTCGACTACTGGCTCTTGAGCAGGCAGCCCGCGGCGGGATCGCCCTTAGCGGCCCCGAACATGACTTCCCAGTTGGCCCAATCGGTCTTGGTTTCGGTGGAATACCACTGCTGCAGCTCGATGCTCAGAGCGATGTCAGGCAGCGTCACCACCTGAACAGCGGTGCTCGCCCCGCGATTCGCAGAGGCCAGGGGCAGGCCAGAAGCAACCGCAACCGCCTGCGGGTTGCAGGCAAAGCCCTTGGTGTTGGACTCGGCCCCGGTCCAGTAGGTGTTCAGGTAGAAGCCATCCCAGCCCGGAAGGCTGTTGCCTTGCAGCGGGTTGAAGCTCTCCAGGTTCGCCGGCAGGAAGCGTTTGAAGTAGCTCGCGTCCAGCATGACGTATTTCTGCATGGAATTGGAGATGCTGGCCCACATGTCGTCGAGGTCAGTCTTGGCGAACGCAGCCGCCGCGCTGACAACCGACTTCGCACCGGAGTCCAACTCCGAAGATCGGTCGAAGTTCGTGGTAGTGATGATGGCGTTGACCAGGCTCTGAATCTTGTTGGCCAGTTCGTGCGCCTTGATTTCAGCCCACTGCGCCATGCGGAAGCCGCCTTGCAACTCAGCGGGTGTGATGTGAGCGCCAGCGGTGATTCGCGCCGGGGCAATTTCCACATTATCCAGCGTGCCGACGAAGTTCGTTGTGTCCTCGAAACTCGTCGCGTTGCTCTGCGCGGTCCCGCCAGCGGTGGCAATCGGGACCTGAACCTTGGCGAGCGGCTTCATCCGGTCAGTGCCAAAGTCGCGGGTGAAGGAAGCCAGCGGAGCCAGCCGGTTTTGCAGCACAACAATCAAGCCACTGGACAGCATCGCCGTCGTTAGGTTCGTGGTGTCAATGGTGTTGGCGTTGTAAACCGGGGTGATCGGCACGCCGCCATCGCGCAACTGATTCCAGTTGTCGCGCAGGAAGGCAAAACGGTCCCGGCCCTGAGTCTTGGCATTGATGGCATTGACGCCAGGATTGCCGTCAACCGTGATTGTCGGACGAGTGACAGGCGGATTGCGAAGCGCGTTGACCGCTACCGTCAGGTCTGCGATCTGCGTCTTCAATTCGTTGTTCGCGTCCTGAGTGGCCTTCGGCTCAACAGCCGGAGCAGGCGCGGGAGTAGCGGGCGGGTTTACCGCCGCCGTGGTGGTATTTTCAGACATACTAGTTTTGTTTTCTGGTTGGTTGGATTTGCTGGCGGCGGTGCCAGCTGCCCCGCTGGCTACTTGACCAGCGGAAAGGATTGGAGCCTCTCCCGTGACGGGCGGGTTTGCGGCAGGGCTTGTCGCGGCGGTGTTAGTTGGCGCGGGCGCTGGCGCAGGTTGTGGTTGTGTGACCCCCTTGGGCGAGGCTGCCAAAATCTGCAAAATATCTTTGGGGACGTTCTTGAACCTGGTTGCGTCCAGACAGTTCAACGCAACGGCCCCGCCGCCAAGCTCGGTTGCAAAGCCAAGGTCAACGGCTTCCTTGCCCCTGAACCATGTCTCCGCTTTCATCTTGGCCCGCGCGTCCTCGGGCTTCAGCTTTGTGCGGTCCGTGTAAACGGCAACAATCGCGTCTGCGTGAGCATCCAATGCCGTGGCCTCTTTCCGCATGTCTTCCGAGTTTCCGATAGCCATCGCACAAGGTTCGTGAATCATCCAAATGGAAGAGTCCGGGCTGATACGCTTGGCCCCAGCGAGCGCAATGACACTCGCAATGGAAACTGCGTAACCGTCCACTCGGGTTGTAACCGAGTCGCCGCGCCGGAGTAGGGCGTGGTAAATTCCGAGGCCATCCTTGATTGACCCGCCTTCCGAGTTAATTCCAACAACGATGGGCTTGCCTTCGGGAATTTCTTTGAGCGCATCCGTAAAGTCCTTTTCTTGCGTACCGGAATCATCCCAGGTCTGACCAATCGGCCCCTGGATTAGAAGTTCTGCCGGCGCTTCCGAGTTGAAGTGATTTACTACGGAAAGCCATCCGTTGCGTTTGCTTATGCTGTGTGCGCTCATAGTGCTTGCGGTGCGGGTTGCGGTGCGGATTGAAGCTGGAGGACGCTGCCGGGAGTGAGTGAATTGGATTGTTCCAAGTCGCGGGCGAAAACCAACTCTGCAGAACGCTGGCGCAAAATGTCCTTCCAGTCCTGCCCCATTTCCGCCGCGATGTTTTCCAGCGTGCGGAATCCAGATTGCCACTCGGCAATGAGCGCATTGGAATTGCGGCCCACGTCAACATTGATCGAGCGCGGCGGGGTAAATCGAATCTTGCGCCAGTCTGCCGGGATGGACTTCCGCAGTGAACTGGTCCCCATGACAACGTGGTTCCAAATGCGATTGAACGACTCAGCGCGGGCCGCGCTCCGGCAACGGAAGAATCCATTGGCCATGTCAAGCGCGGCCCGCGTCATGGTCCCCTGAAGGGAGCGCATTATCAGAATTTCGATGGGCAACCCCATACCCGCCGCAATCCGTGCGCTCACAAAATCCCAAAATTTCTGCACTGCATCGCCGGGGCGCTGATTGGCAAACTGCTGATAGGTGTCCCCATGCTTTCCAACGATTGTTTTCCCGCCGACCTTAGACTCGTAGTATTCGCGGAGCGCCTGCGTTGACGCGGTTCCGTCTGGCTTCTGCGTTGCGGTTGCGCTGTAGGCTCGCCGCAGTCCAACCGCCGACACTTCGCCCAGCGCGTTCGTGATGAACTTGCTTGTCTCGGCCCCGTCCTTGTGCGCCAACATTTCGAGGTCGAGCGATTCCCGCAGATCAACCATGTCAGCTAGGGCAGGGTAAATGATCGGCAGGCCGCGCACTTGGCCAACCCGCGACGGTTCTACAATGTGAACAATCGAATCGGCTGCTATCTCTCGGAATTGTTCCTTTCCAAACTCGTCAACGCTCTTGACGTAGTAGGCAAGCGGACGATCGTTCGCGTCCATCCTTACACCGTCAAACACGCTCCGGTCGGTCTGGTATTTTGCGGGCGTCTCTACGCTTTCGGATTGGATTAGCTGAATGCGCGGGCGCGCGCTGTCAGCATAGGTCAGATAGATGAATATTTCGCCGGCAACCTCAACCTCGCGCTCAATCAATCCCTGCCTCTGGCCGAAGCTAAACCGGCTCGATATGTCGCAGAACGGCTGCCAGTTTTCCCATTCCGCATTTGCGAGTGCGGCCCACTCTGGCGTTGTGCTACCACTTACAATCCGAATGCCAGTTGGCCCGGTGACGTAGCGTTCGCATAGGTCCAAGAAGATGTTGAAGATTGGGTCTTTGCGCTCCATCTCGCGGGACCAGGAAAGAAGTTGCCGGCGCGTGGCGTTCGGAATGTCCATCCGCGCAGACTGAGATTGATTGACGCGAGAGTTGCGGTTAGGCGTCCAGTCGGTCAGGTGGTAGCCGTTGAATGCCTGCCATGCGTCCTTTATGCGCTGGCCTAGACTCACGATACCCCCCCGGAGTTGAAGCAAGAGAAATCAGGCCGTATCTGATTCATCCCCCACAACCTCTCGTCCGTGAGCATCGTTGCGAAAACGGCTTCGTCATCCGTTGCGGACCCGGCAGCGGTTAGGGTTGCGATTGTGTCTGTGCGGATTTCTAGGAACTCTTGGCCGAGTTCAAGAAAGAGGTCGGGAGCAATGCGCGAGTAGGCTTCAGCGCCAGCAAAGGAAACGGAGTAGCCGCCGCCGCTTGTGGAAAGAATGAGTCTCCCTGCCTGAACATCTGCCCAACGCGCCGACTTGAAAGCGCGGATTGCGTCCTCCAGAGTTAGCGTGTCGCTGGCCGCATTCCAGACCTCATCCAGAATGGACCGTTTTAGCAGGGCAGATAATTTCGCCACGATTGCAATAGACGCGATTGCAATCGCCTTTTCAAAAGATCACTTATACGGATTGTAACACTTGATTACGGATGTTGACGGATGCAACAAAAAAGCCGGGAGATTATCCCGGCTTGCGTAGATGTGGGCTGTTATTCAGGCGGCTTCTTTTTGCGCGGCCTGCCGCCGATCTCTTTCGCCCACCTCAACTTCCCCGCCGCCCGAATTCGCTCCGTTCGCCTGGCCAGCTCCTCCTCCGAGAATTGTTTCCGCACCCCCCGCGCCAACCGCCCCAATGCCTGTGCTGCTTTATTCATATTACCAATTCCTGTTGAGCTGCACAGGTTGCTCACCATCATGAAACACCAGCAGCGCGCACCCTGTCTTTAGCCGGTGACCGACCGAGTTTGCGTACTTCACAAGGTCGCTTTTGGGAGGAACATCCATGTCATCGTCCTCGATCGAGTAATATTCCCGCATTGGTGACGGCAGAGCATCCACCAGGTGGTCGTATTCCCCGCAGTTGAACCCATCCGAATCAATTTTTGTAAAGCGTTTCATAGGCATCGTTAGTTAGACAGCGGTCGGACCGGACTCAATCTACCCCGACATGGATGGTCCATTGACGAGTCAGTGGTGGGAATGACTTGCCGGTGATGTTGAATCGCTTAAGCAAGCCCGGCATCCCGCGAATCCATGATTTTCCAAGAATCCCGTCATCGTCATTGACGACGTAAAATCGGCTTAGGAATGGACCCCTGTTGGATTTTTGTTCAAACACATGTTTCAGGTTCATTTATTTAATCCTCCACACTCGGAGATTTTTTTCGTCCACTTTCCGAACCACAATGCGTTGTTTCGATTGGAACACGCGCAGCGCGCGGCGCGGTTTTTCATTCGCAGTTACGATGGTTTGCCCAGAGGTCAGCTTCCTCTTGGGACGTAAACACCCCAACCACGGTTGCGGGTTGACGACCGCTATCGGTCATTGTCTCGAGCACATCCCCTTCCATCGTGTCGGATTCCAGGTTCACGCTCTTGAAGATCGACCCATGCTGCGATTCGATTTCCACCACACCATATTTTGCTTCCATTTTCGTTCTTTCTTTCAGTTACCCGATTCGGTTCATCCGTATCGTTGGTTCAAGAATCGCATAATCGCTTATGGTATGCAAGAACTATTTTCAACAATCTTTCACCCTTTCTTGCTATGCGAAATGACAAGAAATGTGTGGTTATTGCATGACCCCCGCACGCTTCAGGATCACTTCAACCTTTTGACTACAGTAGAGTACACTCCGCGTTTTCAGTTTGATTCGCGCTTCAAACAATCCCCACCGGCGCTCATTGTCGCGGACCTGTCGCTCGCTCACGTTCGGCCCCAACACCCTGGCAATATCTTTCGTTGTCCAGACGGGATGCTCCTGAATTGTCACTTGTCCTCCTTTTGTTCAATGTCCAGCATGTAAAGCTGGAAAAAATTTGCAACGGCAACTTGGGCAACTTCGCAGTCAAGCAAATGGTTCGGCCAGTAGCGGTGTCGCTTCTCCCATATCCATGAGCGGCCACGCTGAACCTTCCGTTCGCCATCAAGGTGTTTCCAATAAACCGGCGTGGCCATGCCGGGTGGGACTGTCCAAGTATGGTCCCCCTTCTGCTTGCGGAGCGCGGCAAGAATGTCCTTGTAGAAGTCGGAACAGAATAGCAGCCGCTCAATCGCAATCTGGCCGGCAGCAGATTTCCCGGCGTGCGGGTCGCGCTCC